CCGGATCCAAGCCTGTCGTCGATTCGCTGCCAGAGGTCTTGGTGTGGCCGTGATTCAGCCTACGGAGGGCCGTGTGACGCTGTAGCCTGGTGTCTGTTCATTGGAGAACAGAACGTAGCGCCTCGGGTTGACCCTCGGGGCGCTATGTCATTGGTATCTTTCCCACTCATGGATCTCGCCTCTCACCCGTTCGTCGCCGGCTGGTCGACGTTGGAGGGTCGCCCAGCCCGGAAGGACGCTCGCCTCGAGTTCTTGAAGTGGCTGCACGCCGATGACCCGGACCGGGAGACCCAGAGCCAGCTCGCCGCCCGGATCGGGGTCAGCGAGGCAGCGATCAGCCAGTGGAAGCAGCACCCCCTGGTCGTAGAAGATTCCAACCTGGCCCGGCTTCGCCAGATCGAAGGTCACATGCCTTCGGTCATCGAGAACATGGCGACCCTGGCCAAGAGCGACCGGAACAAGGCCGCTGCGGTGCAAGCTGCCCGGACTCTGGCGACGCTCGCTCGCCAATACATCGAGGCTGAGGCCAAGCCCCTCGACGTCTCCAAGCTCACTGATCAGGAGCTCCGTGAGCTGATGGTCGACGCTCTCGACGAGCTCGACGAGCGGGCTCCGATGTCCGACGCCGTCTAGCCTGGCCTCGTCCGACCCATCTCTAGAGACAGGAGCAATGTCATGGGTATCAGACGTTCCGAAGAGCTCGTGCGATCCGAGTTCACCACCAACGCCGAAGGCTGGCCGACGGGAGGCAAGACCACGATGTCTGTCGCCGGCGACCAGCTGGTGTTAGTCGTCAACTGGCAGGACGGCATCGTCGGTGACGACGGTCAGACCGGTGCGTTCGTCGAAGACGTGATTGAGGCTGCCCGGCAGCGGATCATGTTCTTCAACTCGAACGCCAACACCAGGTGCCGGGAGAACAGCCTGGCGATCACCAAGCTGGAAGAGGCCCTGCAATGGCTGGACTGGCGCACCCGGGCTCGGGTCGCTCAGGGAGTGGAGAACAGCTACGTCGCTCACGAGTGACGTCCTAGGCTGATCCGGTGGACCGTCCCCGACGTCACTCTCGCCTCGAACTGGTCCGAGAGCATCAGTGGCGTCGGGCCGGTCGTGACCCCGAGATGTTCATCGAGAGCTGGGGCGAGGTCCTGCAGGTGGGCCGGGGCTGGTCGCCATTCACCCTCTGGCCGCATCAACGGGAGATCGTCCAGGCCAAGTACGGGGCGATCCGCAAGTCGATCGACTTCGCTGCCGGCCTCGACTACTCCGACCCGAACCTCGACCTCTCAGAGCTGGGCGAGCGCCATGTCGACCTGAAATCCCGTCAGGTCGGGTTCACCACCATCACATGCGCACTCAGTGTCCACGACATGATGTTCAACAAGAACCATCCCTGGATACTCGTCAGCCAGGGTCTTGAGGAGGCAAAGGGGACACTGGCCACCAAGGTCAGCCAGTTCTACTCCCGTCTGCCCCAGTGGGTTCGGACCCGAGGCCCAAACGTGGCAGTAGACACTAAGGAGGAGTTCGGCTTCGACAACGGCAGCTCGATACTGTCGATACCGTCCACGGCACACAGCGCACGTTCCAAGGCGGTCTTCGGCGTCATCTTCGACGAAGCCGCTTTCATGGAGGATGCCGCCGCAGTCCTCGCAGCGCTCGACCCACTCTGTTACGGCCCGCTGTTCATGTTCTCTACTGCCAACGGGATGGGTGACCTGTTCCATCGCACCTACCTCGATTCACTCGAAGACAATTCGGCGTGGGTGTCGTCGTTCTATCCCTGGTCAGTCGTGCCAGGGCGCACAGAGAAATGGTACGAGGCCCAGGAGCGAAAGCACCGCAAGACGCCGCACATCCTCGCTCAAGAGCATCCTCGCAATCCCACCGAAGCGTTCCTCCGATCGGGTCGCACGGCGCTCCCGATCGACATGATCGAAGAGAAGGCGCAGTTCATGCCCCCGGCTTTCAAGCTCGACGTCACCCTGTTGAACGGGACCAAGGAGGGCCTGCGCCGGGCAGTCACCCCACCCGATGCCGAGCCGTTCTACGAGGTCAAGGTGTGGGAGGTGCCCCGGATCGACCGCAACCTCGATGGCACTCTCCATCGGAACCCCTCATACGTGATCGGCTGTGACACCGCCGAGGGCCTGGAGCACGGCGACTACACCGCCATCTCCGTCGCCGATGCCTACACCGGTGAGCGGGTCGCAACCATGCGATCCCGGCTCGCCGTTCACTATGTGGGGCCGCTGCTCGAAGAGCTCGGCTACTGGTATCACAGCGCCCTGATCATCGTCGAGCGGAACGCAAGCGGCTTGGTCCCGTTGGAGCATCTCCGCCAGAACGGGTATCCCCGTCTCTACCGGCAAATGGACATCGCAGCGATCCAACTCTCCGATCGGACGCCTCGCTACGGCTGGCTGACCACCACCCTCACCAAGCCGACCATGATCCACGATTGGGTCAAAGCACTCGAAGAGGACCGCATCATCCTCCACGACCACATCGCTGCAGTCGAGGCTTCCACCTACGTCGTCGACAAGAGAGGCCGCTTCGGAGCCTCCAACGAGAATCACGACGACTTGTTGAACGCCGACTTCATCTGCCAGCAGGGGATCGAAGACTCACCGATGTACCCGCCGATCTTCGTCGACCCGACACCGGGGCCCCCGACCTTCGCTGACGTTTTCGGAGCGCTGGCGAAGCCGTCTCAACAGCGTGGTGTAGCCTTGGCGCCCAACAGCGGACACGCCTCACGCACCCGCAGGACGTTCGAGATGAGGAGAATCGATGAGTCCGCACCCGGACCCCAAGATGGTGGCAGCCAAGGATTCACCGAAGCCGTCACCCATGAGTACGCCGACCCCCGAACGGACTGGTACCGGACATAGCGAAGCTCGTTCCATCCAGCCGCCGACAGAGTCGGTCGGATCGGGGCCCAGCGGCGACTACGAGACTCCGGGCCTCCGTTCCAACGTCAAGGACACCCTGCCCTATCCGGTCAACAAGACCGGCAACGGCCTCACCCCTGAAGGAGTCTGATCATGGCCACTCATCCATCCGTAGCCGTCCTCGAGGGCGTCGCAGACAAGGCCGGTGACATCATCACCGCCATCGGCACCGTCACCGGTGTCACCGTCAACGGTCGCCTCGGCTGTGACGGAGTGACCGGAGGAATCACCATCAGGCCGATGCTCGGTGTCGCCGGCGTCGCCGTCACCATCGACGATGCCACCTACGTCGATCCCGACGACGGCAGCCTCGGCGCCGGTGCTGCAGTCATCCACACCGGGCACTTCCCGGGCGGGAACCCCGGGTTCGTCAACGAGGCCAGAGGCCGTGGTGACGCCGCATGAAAGGCCTGTCATCTGATGTCGCCAAGCTCAACGAGCTCATCGGGTCGCCGATCGGAGAAACCGATCAAGGCGACACCGACGAAGCAGTGGACGCCCCTGAGGGTGGTGGCCCGTCCGTACCTACCTCGTCGAACACGAAAGCGGAGATAGCCGCTTTCCTCGATCACGAGGGCATCGCCTACGACTCGTCTGCCACCAAGACCGAGCTGCTAGCGCTCGTCCCCTAGATGCCCAAGGTCACCGGGTATCCACGTGATCCCGTAGCTTCGGACGCCGACCTCGTCGAGAAGGCGTCCAAGCTGTTGGAGCAGGGCAAGACTCATCGCCAGACGGTGCGTGAGGAGATCTGGCATCTCGTCGACAAGCAGTACAAGGGCGCTCACTGGTCGGCCGAAGCCCTCGAGGACCCGACCGCCACGCTGACCGTGGTGAACATGAGCTTCGGCACGATCCAGACGATCAAGCCCTACATCACTGACCAGGAGCCACACTTCTACCTGGAGCCATTTAGCTCTGATGCCACCCGGCTCAATGCTGCCCTGCAGGAAGTGTTCCTCAACCGGATCTGGCGTCACCCTCCCGTTGGTGCTCAGGAGGCGCTGCGAGGCGCCGCCTTCGAGTACCTGAAGTACGGAGACGGGTTCTTGAAGGGCACCTACGAGCTGGTGCCCCGGCACACCGGCATCGAGGAAGAGTCCAACGTCGCCGAGCTCCACGTCGATCGAGTCTCCCCCTGGGACATCTGGATCGACCCGTACTCCGACGGCCTCACTTCAGCCCGCTGGGTTGCCCATCGGGTCTGGATGACCGAGGACGAAGCCACCTTGGACAGCCGGTTCAAGATCCCTGGAGACTGGGAGTTCACCGACGACCGCTCCACCGACGATGAGCACACCGCCGTCGGCCGCAACAACGTCGGCCTGGTGGAAGGCCAACGCTGGGTCCAGCTCGTCGAGTTCTACGACATCACCATGGGCACGATGGTCTGTTACCCGATCGCCAATCAGAGTCGGCCGGTCGGTGGCCTGGTGCCCTGGCAGGTCGTCGAGGACATGTCGCTGCCGATCGTCCAGCTCCCCAACTACGACCTGGGCGACAGCCCCTGGCACATCGGCGACCTCGAACAGATCAGCGGCCTGCAGGACGAGTTGAACTTCACTCGCTCCGAGCTGATGACTCATCGCCGGCGCAACGTGGCGAAGACCTTCGTGCGCAAGGGCACCCTCGACAGCCAGGCTCAGGACGCCCTGCAGTCGCCGATCGTCAATGAGTTCGTCGAGATCGACACTCAGGAGCCACTTCAGAACGTGGTCCAGGCATACCAGCAGCAGCCGATCAGCTCCGACAACTACGGCTCGACTCGAGAGATCAAGGACGACATCCGAGAGATCACCGGGATCACCGAGTACCAGCGAGGGGTAGCCCCTGACATCACCCGGACGGCGACCGAGGCATCGATCATGGATGCCAGCTCCAACGTCAAGCTTGGCTCCAAGCTGACGGCGATCGAAGAGGCGTCACGCCGGTTGGGAGCGATCCTGTTGGGCATCGCCCGGGAGGTCTTCCCCGAGACAGACCCCGACGAGTGGGCCATGTTCATCG